CAATATGAACGAAACAAAGCATATCCATAACATCATGAATGAACTCAAAGAATCTGAAGGATGGAAGTACCTGACTGAGGTAGTTATAAAAGAAGACATACTTAAAGCAGCAATCGACATGTCTGAAAATAAACCAATGACTCCAGACGAATTTAATTTCCGAAGAGGGTCTATGCATGCAGCCAATGCATTCTCAAAAATACCTGACAAGATAATCTCCCAGTACGAGGATCAGGTTAATTGGGATGCCTCTCTGGAGGCGGCAAGAGAGAAAGGTGAAACGTAAGGACGAAAACAAACGACAGCCCCCTCACAATTCATAGTGCTCAAGAAGCATTTAATAAACCGACCGCTACGGCTGTCAAGGAAACACTATGAATCCACAAGACCAAGACCTTATCGCACAAGCATCAGCTCAACAGCTTGGAGTATCTCCCCAAGCAGCGATGGCTCCTCCACCAGCTCCTCCAACATTAAAAGCCACTCCACAAGAAGAAGCGGCTAGAGGCGTATCTCCATCAACGGAAGGTGACAAGCAATCTGCTGATGCAGCACAAGTCATGCGATTAAAGTTTGGCGATCAAGACCGAGAGCTTTCTGAAGCGCAAGTTAAAGGAACCTTTGACCGATACTCCGCACTAAACTTCAAGCATCAAAACCTAAAGCCTGTTGTCGATCTGGCTGAGAAGATGCTCCAAGCAGCACAGCAGAAGAATCCAAACGCTAGTGCAAAAGACCTAGCCAAGTTTATGACAGCGGCTGCTAAGACCCAGACTCACAATCCTCAGATGGGTAAAGGCACACAGAACCCAGAGGCAGCTAAAGCTAATCAATCCTCCTCAGACATCGATGGCATGATGAAGCAGTGGGAAGACGATAATGCTGTTTCACTACCTCCTCGATTCCGTGAAACTATGGATGGCATGAGTGAAATGAAAGCTCAGAACGAAGAGCTACGTCAGATGCTTCAGCAAGTTATCCAAGGTCAGCAGGGTGTTACCGAGTCTACTAACAAGCAGTTGGAGCAAAGTGATAGTCGTGAAGGTAGTGTCATGCAGCAGCGCATAGGCAACAACCTTCAGCAAGCTCAATCAGCTCTTGGATTGCCAGATGAAGCCGAGCAAGAGTTCATGCAGTTTGCCTACTCTCGTGGCTATACAGTTGAGGACTTCATTGATCCTGAACTAACAATGATGATTGCTAAAGACTTCAAGCAGAATCAAGATGCGCCAGAGCTAGAACGCTTGCGTGGCATCACTGAAAAACGACAAGCCTTTACGGGTAATGCTTCTGGTGCTCCAGCAGTCTCCAATCAAGCTCCAGTATCTAGCCCAGATCAAACCTTCATTGATGCAGCAGCCAACAAAGTAATGGCTAGTCGTGGTGGTCGATACTAAAAGGACGATAGGCTACCGCGAGAGCGGTAGTCTTGACCTATCGCAAGACAAGTCCGTTATCCAGTGCGCTTCGGCCCACACCAAAAAGACCGACAATGTTCAGCGGTAAACAGCCACCAGCAGTTGAATTTCCTGCATAGGCAACAAATCTTTTAATCCTTATACAACCAGCCAACTTGGAGAATTATCTCATGGCAATTTTAGGTTTACGGGGTACGGGTACGTTTACTACTGACTTCCGTCCCACAAATTATCGAGAATTATTTACACTCTTGGAGCCAAATGGAGCAGCCCCCTTACAGGCATTGCTCTCCATGACTTCTGGCGAAGCCACAGACGATCCACAGTTCAATCATTTCCGTGATGAGCTACCTGATCGTGTGCTTAACTTACACGCTGCAATCAACAACAGCACTACCACAGTTACAGTAACCAACCATGCAGATGTGCCTTTCATCACTGCTGGTACTATCTTGCACTCTACATCTACTGGAGAGAACATGCTGGTAACTGCTAACGCTACTGGTGGTTCTGCTGCTAGCTTAACAGTGGTTCGTGGTATTGGTTCTACTGCAACTGCAACTTTGATCAACAAAGAAATTGTGATCATTGGTTCAGCTCAAGCTGAAGGTAGCGCAAGTCCTGCTGCCGTTAGTTTTGATCCAACAGTTCAGCACAACCTAACGCAAATCTTTAAGACCCCAGTTAACATTACTCGTACTCTTAAAAACACCATGCTTCGTACTGGTGACAAAGAGCAGGAGCAGTTGACTAAGGCATTGAAGATGCACATGGGTGACATTGAACGCGCTATGTTCTTTGGTAAGAAGCACACCATCAATGGTTCAACCTCAACTCCAACTCGCTTCACTGGCGGTTTGTTTGAGACCATTACCAACATCACTGACGCAGCTTCTAACTCTGTTGCGAACAAGATTACTGAGAAAGAATTTGACCGCTTATTGGTTGAAGACATCTTCGCGTATGGTTCAACAGAGAAGATCGCTTTCGTTGGTGCTGGAGTTGCAGCTAACATGCAAGAGATTGCAAAAAACCGCTGGCAACCAACTCAGGTTGATGGAGCTTATGGTGTCAACATGTCTCGTTACAGCACATTCGCTGGTGACTTGAATGTAATTCTGCACCCAATGTTCCGTCAAATCCCAAGCCTCAAGAACTCAATGGTAGTTCTGGACTTGCCTAATGTTAAGTATCGCTACCTTGCCAACTCTGACACTCAGTTAGAGCGTGACATCCAAAGTAGGGACACTGACGGAAGCAAGCACCAGTATCTTACTGAGTGTGGCTTAGAGTTGACCCAATCTAAGGTTCATCACGTTGTTAAGAACTGGTTAACTGTCTAACAGGACGACCTAACCTAGTTTAAAGACAACAATAAAAGCCGAGGAGACCCCTCGGTTTTTTTTTACAAGGAAACAAACAATGACAGATAAAAAGATTAAAGCTGACAGTGCGCCAGCAGTTACCACAATTGATTACATATCCCCTCGTGTTGGAGACGCTCCATTCACATTAAAGGTAGGAGATGTGCTGATAAAGCCTGTTATCCAATCTGATGGTTCTCACATCTGGCCTGTGCCTAAGTCAATCCATGCACAAGCATTACGTCACTCTCATATTGTTACTGGAATATTAGTAGAGAAATAATTATGGCTAGTATGAACCCCCAAATACGCTCAGATTACTCCCCATTAGAAGAGCTAATTATGCAGGCACTTCGCAGGCACGGGGAGTTCACTCCATCAACAGTTGATGGGGATGTCTCTTTGATGATGCTTGAGTTTGCTAATGAAGTTATTGAAGAGATCAACAGCCATCCTTATTGGACAGGTTTAGTTATCGAACCCTACGTTTCTATCCAAGATGCTAGGGCTATCCCAGATAATATTATTGTTCTTGGCATGTTGTTTCATTACTCAGTCCAGCAAGGCTCCTCTAAATCTCAGTATGCTTCAGAGAAGTTTTTCCGCACCATGAACCAGAATCTTTATCGTACAAAGCATGGAACATTAAAGCCCACGTTCAACCAGAGTTTTAGATAATGTCTAGCACACTAGCTCCATCTGGCGTAAAGACTCAGACGTACTCTTACCATAACTTCCAAGGGATTGACTCTAGTCGAGATAAGTCATCCTTGGATACAGGAGATGAGCAGCATTTAGTTGAATGCATCAACGCTACCTGTGATTGGAGAGGAACAATTGTCCGTGATAATGGAGCCACTCTAAGAAGAACGACTATCGGAACTGTCCGTCATCTGGCTTTTTATGGGCGTGATCTTGCGGTGTGGGCAGAGTCTCAGGATCAAGGGACTAGCCTTTTTGCAGAGAACGGGGCATCTCTTATAGATATTTACGATGTCGATGCAACAGTTACCTCCACTGTGTTTGGTGGCAAGACTATTTTTGCCTCTCGATTTAAGCCTCTTGAATACTTTGATGGCACTGAATTTAAAAGATCAACTTCAGAAAACATTCAAGACCCTGCTTTTGCTATCACTATACAAGACAGATTAATTATAGCTGGTGGAACAGAGTCTAAGACTAAGTTTAAAATTAGCAGAGTAGATGACTCCAGCATCTTTCCAGAAGATGAAGATATAGTCGCGGAGCAAGTTACTAAATCTATATTTGTTGATATTAAAAACATCATTGGCAATCAAGGCACGATCATGGGCCTTGGCAAGTTTGAGGTATCTCGCCTAGTAATCTTTACTGAAGATCAAGGTGTAGTTTATGAGATCTCCACAGACAACACTAAGATTGCAATTGATGACAGCATCATCATCAACGCTGGGACTATATCCCACAACACAATTAAATCTGTAGCTGACAGTGTGTTCTTCTGTGCCAGAGATGGAGTTTACCGACTCCTTAGATCTACTGTTAACGGGATCACAGCTAACATTCAACCGATGTCATCTAAGGTGACTCGACTCTATCGAGATCTGGTGAAGCAAGTGGCTAACCCAGAAGACATCTCTGCACACTATGATCAAGACGAGCACCAGTATCACATCTACTTCCCTCGTTCTAATTCTTTGTGTACTCGACTCACTATATCTCTGGCTCCTAACGATGACGCACAAGATAACAAGTGGAGCACTTCTGACTTTCAAAATATCCAATGCGCTTCTTCTTTAGGAGGAGTGTCCCTGTTCGGCAATAATGGTCAGATCTGGGAGTATCGTTATATTGAAGACTCTCCAAGTGAATACCCTACAGCAGTAGTGACGACCCCGATCCTGTGGCATGGCACTATGACCGAAATGAAGCAATCTCACTCCATGCTCATTCAAGCAATAGGAAAAGGTGAGATTGACGTTGAAGCATTTGATGACAATGGAAGAACATTATCTACTCACAGTTTTAAAATTAGTGATGATGTTGTCTCTGGAGAATTTCCAGATGTGCCACTAAGTAGGCAGTTTAATCGAAAGTTGGAGCATCGTTACAGAGGCATCCAATTTAAGTTCACATTAAAAGGTAAGGGGCTGATCCAAATTTTAGGGGTTGCCATCAACATTAAAAAGTAGGTAATTTAAAATGGCTCGCATCAGACAGCAGCATCCACAAAACTATACGTCTACGGGTAACATCAATACTGAGTTTGAAAATATACTTCGGTATATTAACTCGGCAGAACTTGGCAACAAGTCTGTAGGCGAGCTTTTAGATTCTATCTTTAGCTCCACTGGAGTATTCGATGGTGTTGTGCAGATCCGTCTCGACCCTACTTCTGGCCTCCAGTATCGAGTAGGAACTTACACCACTAATACAGAAGGTTGGCTGTCTATTGCCGCCATTGCTGATATTCGAGGTTCGGCAGGATCAGATGTTGGAACAATCAATGCTCCCATCTTTTTTAACCGACAAGATACATCATTGGCTACTGGTGCGACTGTTATTGCGTACACATTTGAAGCGACCACTGACAGCGTAGTGCTCTATTTGAATGGAGTATTACAAGCCGAATCCACCTACACCTTGAACTCTTCTGCAAATACAATCACTTTGGGAACGGCAGTAGGATCTGGAGTTAAGTCTTCAATATATTCTATACGCCCCAGCTCAATTTCAAACTATCGCAGAACAGATACCACGGCTGTAGCTAACCAAGTTATCATTCCTTTTGTTCACACTGACCAAGAGCAGATCTTAGTTTATCGTAACGGAATCCTGCAACAGACAGGT